AATAATACTTATAATCATAGTGGTGACCCTGCTAATGGCACAAATCAAACTACTGGTTCAACAGATGATTTATCTTCTATAGGTGTAACTATAGCAGGTAATGGTGAGAATGGAGGAACTGCTGTTTATAATTGTGGACAAGATAGTTCTTTTTTAGGAAATAAAACAGCACAAGGGAACACAGATGGAAATGGTATAGGGGATTTCTACTATGCACCACCATCAGGCTTTCTAGCAATGTGTACAGCTAACCTACCTGAACCAACCATAAGTCCTAATGCTGATACACAAGCTGATGACCATTTTAATACAGTCATTTACAATGGCTCTAGTGGCGCTCAAACAATTACAACTGGATTGCAACCTGATTTTATATGGATAAAGGTAAGAAGTCTTACTGGTTATCATAACCTAACTGATACAAGCAGAGGTATAACAAGAGAGTTACATTCAAACACGACTGATGCTGAAACAAATGTTGGCAGAGTAGCATCTACAAGTTCTACTGGATTTACATTTCCAGCTACTCAATACGGATACACAAATGAAAATGGTCAAACCTTTGTATCTTGGAACTGGAAAGCAAATGGTGGCACAACCTCAAGCAATACAGATGGTACTATAACATCTTCAGTAAGTGCAAACACAGATGCAGGGTTTAGCATTGTTACTTATACTGGTACTGGTGCATCTAGTGCTACAATAGGACATGGATTAGGTGCTGTACCAAAATGGATAATTGTTAAAAATAGAAGCGAAGCATATAATTGGAAAGTTTATCATGCATCTAATACATCTGCACCAGAAACAGATTATTTAGTTTTAGATACTACTGATGCTACAGTTGATGCAAGCTCACACTGGAACGACACAGCACCTACTTCAAGTGTTTTTAGTATAGGTAGCTCTAATGCTTTAATTAAAAACACTAATACATTTGTAGCCTATTGTTTTGCAGAGATAGAAGGCTATTCAAAGTTTGGCAGTTATACTGGTAATGGTTCATCAGATGGCACGTTTGTCTACTTAGGATTCCGACCCTCACTAATTATGACCAAAAGAACGTCTGCAACACAAAATTGGCTTATGTTTGATAACAAAAGAGGAGCATTTAATCCAGATTCACCATTATTATATCCTAATTTAAGTAATGCAGAAGATGCTAATACGATGATTGATTTTGTTAGTAATGGATTTAAATGGAGAGCCAGTAATTTAGGAGGAAATGACAGTAGTAGTACATTCATATATATGGCATTTGCCGAAACACCTTTTAAGTATGCTAATGCAAGATAGGAGAAGATAATGGCTTATAAATATAAAGACAGATACCTCAAGGTTGGTAAGGCATGGCAAGATGATGATGGGTTCAAACACCCTTATAACTGGTCATCTTCATGGTCTGCTGATGATTTAAAAAAGTGGGGTGTAACTGTAGAAAAAGATGTAGATACTAGTTTTGACGATAGGTTTTATTGGGCAAAAGGTATTGAGAGAAAATTAGAAGATGAGAATGTAGTTGATGATGATGGTAAGGCAGTCATTGATCCTATGACTGGTAAACAAATGGTTCAACGAGGTTTAAAATATCAATGGATAGAAAGAACTAAATCAACAGCTAATGGTTTACTGACTGCATCAGATTGGTATGTAACAAGAAAGTCTGAAAGTGATGTAGCAATACCATCAGACATAAGCAAATACAGAACAGATGTTAGAACTGCTACAAAAACTATAGAAGATAAGATTAATGGTTGTGCAGACTTAGATGCTTTTAAAGCATTGTTTGTTGTGCCAGTTGATAGTGATGGTGAGCCTACTGGCAATGCACCTATCTATGATTTTCCTGATGAGGTGTAAATGGTAAAGGCTAGTGAAGTGAAAGCACAAATAGATACACACGAAGCAGTATGTTCTGAGAGGTGGAAAGAAACTATACTTCGCATCAAACGTATAGAACATATTATGATTGGTACTAGTGGTACTGCTATTGTTTTACTCATAGGTTTACTAGTGAGGTAGCCAATGCTTGAAATGCTAATGGTTGCGAATAGTGCTTTTGCTGTTATTAAACAAACAATAGAAAATGGTCGTGATATAAGTTCAGCAGGTGCTGCAATCGGCAAATTTGTAGGTGCTGAAGATCAATTACAACAAGATTTAAACAAAAGAAAGAATAGTATTTGGACTAACTTTCTTGGTAAGACAGACAATGACCTTGAAGAGTTCATGGCACTGGAACAGATACGAGTCAAGAAAGATCAACTTCGTGAGTTCATGCAACTATATGGTAGAGCCAACCTTTACAATGACTACATTCAATACTGTGCAGATGCTAGGAAAGCTAGAAAAGAAGCTAGGATTCAAGCAGCTAAACGTAAGCAAAAGATTCAAGATACTATAATGAAAGTTATATTAGCTATATTAATTACTGCTGTATTGTCAGGAGCAGTTGCAGTATTATTTATTATAGCTAAAAAGAAAGGTATAATATGACAGCATTTATGTTAGCTTGTTATATGAATGGTGCATTACAAGGATCTATATATTTTAAATCTATAGTTGATTGTGCTTTTTATTCAGAAAATTTAAGTGGTCAAGTCTATGACACAGATGAAGGATCACAAGTATATAACTGTATGTGTAAACTAATACCTAGAATAGATGATAAAAAGGTTAGGGTATATTAATGACAGAAGATAAAAAGAAAATTGTTAATATAGATGTGGGTCAAAATAGTTTTGAGTTATCACTGAGAATACTGGGTAATGAGTTTGTTGCTATTAAGATTGGCTCTACTAATTTCAGTGGCAAGTTAATAGCAGGTGGTATATTATTATTATTCTTTACTTTAGTTTTGCTCGAAGGCTTTGGTTTGAATGAAGTACTTAAACAATAGAGGAGTAAGTAATGTTAACTGCATTAATAGGTCCAGTAAGTAAACTTGTTGGTAAGTTTATTGAGGACAAAGATGTTAAGAATAAACTGTCACATGACTTGGCTACACTAGCACAACGTCATGCACAAGAACTAGCTAAATCACAGATAGAAGTAAACAAGATGGAAGCACAGTCTCGTCACTGGTTTGTTGCATCTTGGAGACCTTTTATTGGTTGGACTTGTGGTATCGCTTTGATGTGGCATTTTGTTCTGTCGCAATTTATTTTATTTTTTGCCACTATGTTTGGTTACTCTTTACCTGCATTGCCTGAGTTTGACATGGGTTCTTTGATGACTGTGCTAATGGGTATGCTTGGCTTGGGTGGACTCCGTACATTTGAAAAGTATAAAGGTATGACAAAATGAACATAGAACAATTTAGAGATGAACTCAAAAGAGATGAAGGTGTTAAGAATGAAATCTATTTAGATCATTTAGGTTTACCTACTTGTGGGATAGGACATCTTATTACTGAATGGGATAACGAATACGGACAAGAAGTTGGCACACCAGTGGCAGAAGAAAGAGTCAATGAACTATTTGAAAAAGATTTAGCTACTACTGTTGATGAATGTAAACTAATTTATAACGACTTTGATGATCTACCAGTTAAAGTACAACATATTATTGCTAACATGATGTTCAATATGGGCAGACCAAGGCTAAGTCGTTTCCATAATATGAAAAAAGCAGTGGATAATCGTGATTGGTTTGAGGCTGCATACGAAATGACTGACTCAAAGTGGGCAAAACAAGTACCAAATAGAGCCATGAGGCTTGTTGGAGAAATGCAAAGTGTCGGTAAATCAACTTAATTCTAGGGTACAATCATACTAGAGGGAGTGTTTACCCCCTCTGTATGGCTCTTATATCAAGCCTTTTTTTGCAAAGAGTACATCACAAGCTGACTTCTGCCTGCATTTCCTTTACGAGTGTCACCATTACGATATATCAAACCTTTTCTTTCAAGACTTGCATATCTTGGTGTGATACTTCCCTCTCTTACATTACCTAGATGTGGTAAAGTTTCCCATACCTCATCATGTATTGCACCATTTTGTCCGTGAGCAGTAATTGCATCAAGGACAACTCTTTCGAGTCTATTGGTGTTTACTTTTTCGGCAGCTTCCCATGACGTCTTAGGGTCATGGGTTCGTGCCATTGCATCACTAGAATGGGACTTCATCTATAATCTCCTCATCATCATTGTTTGAAGTGAATGGTTCATCACCTACTCGTGGTGTCTTATCACCTATCCGTGCAGACAAGAACTTAGTGTTGCCATCTTTGGATACAGTTTTCCAACAAGCAATCCTGCGACTGTCCTGATTGGGTAGTGTAACTGGACCACTGAAGTCAGGTGACTTTTCGTTTTGAGATTTGTCGTTTTCGTACATAGTACCGACCTTTGCATAGACATCTCGTGCTACACCACCATCAGGTAGTGAGGCTTTGACAATAACAATTCTATGTTCTGTGCCATTACTGTCTAGCTTCCCTTGCACAAGCAGACTTTCATCTGCTCGTGGTTTGAAGAAACTACCTCTGTCTGTGTTATCATAATCCATCATCTTCTCCTCTTGGTTTTGGTTTAGTAATATTAACGTTAGGTTTGCTTGCTTCATTACCATCATCATCTTCTGAAGGTAATCCATACACACTTTGCAAAGTGTATCTCTTTGCATATGTTATAGCTGATCCAACTTTCTGTGGGTTCTCCATGTTTGCCTCAGACAGAATGATTGGAAGTTTAGATACAAATGTTTCTTCATCATGCTCATGACGAACTGTTGTAACAACAATTACATCTGATTTAGTACTAACATGACCAGTGTATATGTAATCAATTTCTTGAGTAAAGAATAAACCAAACTGATTACCTTGATTAACTGCTTCAATAACAGATTCAAGTTTTGAATAGTTGCTTTTGAAGTGTGGGTTCTTACCATCTTTTTTGGCACTTACTGCAAGCTTTTGAAATTCAAGCAAGGCAGTCTTTAGTGTGTACTTCTTGGCTGTCCATACTTTACTGGGTTCAGCTTTTTTGATATTGTTCTTAGCATCTGTCATGTGTAACCTCCATTATACAGATAGGTGAAGGGGTGAGTTGGGTCTACTCACCCTTTCTTTGTTATGCGAATTGACCCTCGCTTATCTCTTTTGACACAGATAAGATCGTTATAGATCTCAGCTTCATCATCTCCGATCTCTGCTTTGAGACCTTTCTTTGCTTCCTCAAATAATTTGTTAGCTGTTTCGTAATGAATGTAAGCATCAGTATTACTTGTGAAAGAGTTGCTTTTAGATACATCTCGTTTGGTCTTACCATTGATAGGTATCTTGTTTGTCATAAGTTTGTCTATCACAGTGGCAACATCATCAGGCTCATTGCCATGTACTACACAATCCCAAAACATTTTGATTCTGTCTAGCATAAGAGTCTGATACTCATCACTTGCATCAACAACTACTGCATCATATGTATTACCAAATATTACAGATAACAATCCTTGCTTTGCGCCTGATAGATACATATAGAATTGTATCTGTGGCATATAGAAATCAATCACAGTCTCCATGTCATTGCGACTATGTGTATGTTTACATTCTATAAGTACTTTGTTTTCGTAGTCATAACCATCAAGTGTACCTTGTAGGTTTATGCTGCCATATTGTTTTTTGAATGGAACTTGGTTAGCAAATTTATAATCATAATTTTGTTTTGCCCAGTCCATGTTAAATGATTCGGTGAATGTACCAAGATTTACATTGAACAAATGGGATAAATCTTTACGACCTATCTGACCCATTTTGATCTTGTATAACTCATTCCATTTACCTTGCATCAAAGATACCATGTCGCTACCTCTGATAAAGTCCTCACGATTGGGTGAGTGTCGTGCATCTACTGTCATTGAAACCTCCATTTCTGCTATCAGCATACAGTATTTATTTAATTAAATCAAGTGTTTAGATATAATCTTTGTGGTTAGATGACATACCTGCAGGTTGCAAGTTGTCATTTTTATCAGGATAAAATAATATCTTCTGATAAAATTCGTAGTAACTTTTTAGTTTGATTCTACCAACACGATCTAGTTCATCTAGTTCTTGTGGCACATCTTCAAATCTATCTTCCATTTTTTTTCCTTTCTATATTTTCACAATACTCTCTAAATTCTTCACCAAGTTCTTGCCATTGTTGTTCACTTCTTACTTCAAGACCAAAGTCATAACCTTGTTTATAATAAGCTGAAAACAATTTATTCGGATCTTGTTTTTTATATAATAAAGAATCAGTTGCACCATCTTTAAAGAATGATAAGTAACCTCTACGTTTTATTTTTTCAGGGTTTGACATTTGATTTACTCCTTACTAATGCTTGTGCTAAGTCATAAATCATATGATCCATTTCCCAACATATAATATTATTCTCTTCACATTTAGTTTGAAAGTTATCTACTTTCATATTTGCAACTTTCTTCAAAGCTATTTGCAAATCCCAACGTTCTTTATAACTCATTTATAACTCCTATTTTTAGTTTGATTTTTTATGTCATCTACTAAAATCTTTTTACTTTCCCATTCATTATTTAAAAAATTAGTTATTGTTTCCCAATAATCAATGTACGTTTCTTCAAAGTACCATTGTACTTGTTCTTTATTTAACATTAATATTCTCCTTTGTAGTAGTGATTTCACATTGATCATCAGCATTTAATATCGTTTCTAAGTACTCTTTTTGTCTAAGATCATTGTTGTCTAAATTATAAAACACAACCTCATTATTAAGATTGTGTTTCTGTAATGTTTTGATTAGATCTTTAACTTGCATTACTTATCTCCTATTGATGCTATTAGTTTACTTGATATCAACTCCACCAGTGACTTACGATAGTAAAGCTTTGGCTCTACATATTGATAGATCTCTGCCAGTGATGGGAAGAACTTACTGTTGAGACATATCTTGTGACACGCATCACGCAATATATCTGCAGGTATATGACCAAGCTTTGTGGCATAGACCTTAGCCTTGAGTGCCATGTCTCTCTCAGTCAAAGCAGATTGTTTGGCAGTACATACCATGACTTCCATAATCCAGTCTTGAATATCTTTGGGATCAGCCACAGTCATAGCTTCCTGCATAGTCTTGATAATGAGTTGCTTCTTGGCATTGAGACGAGTAGCTACTTCTGATATGGAAGGCATCTCCCATCTGAAGAATACAAACGAACTGTTGACTCGTTCATTTATCCTGCAGTTCAGAGTAGACTCTAGCATAGAATGAATCTTCTTTGTGTATCCGTTTGGATCTGTACCCCACTGCTGAACGAGAGTTTTTGCGATCGGTCTGTTTGTCACACCATCTGCAATACTCTTGATCCCAGTCTCCTCTACGATACTGGTTGTTAATGTAGAAATGTTTGAAGTATTTAGTTTCTCTGTCATGGTTAACCTCCTTGTATTTGTCCATGATTGCTTGGCTTGGTTGCCAATCTTTAGATAGAATGTTCATTGTGTTTGCTCCAGTGGTCATTCCATAATTCTGTAGCGATTGCATTACACCAGTCTTTGTCTGACTGATAGATAGGTTTCATCTTGTAGTTTATGTATCGCTGTAGTTGTGACACATGTTCTGCTTGTTCGACTTGCTGCTCAAGACCATCAAGTGATACTACTTGATCGTAATAATCTTGCCATAGTTTTTTATACTTATTCATTCTTACCTCCATTTAAAAGTGACATTTGCATATCAGTAAGCCTCATTGGTAGCACTATAGTCTTGTCGCATTTATTACAACATCTACCATTAGCTACTGGCATAGCATCATTGCCTTGATCCCAATACATTTTACCATCTTCATTGTATTGTTTATCAATTTCTTTTTTACATATGACACACATCATTTTATTATCTCCTTAAATATTTTATCAGGTATAATAGCAACCCATCTTGGATCACCAGTCTTACGTTTATACATTGCAATATCCTTTCCGTCTAACACCTTGAAAACATTAGGGAATCCATCTACTGCTCTGTATTTTATTTCGACAACATACTCTACTCCTTTGATTACAAGTTTGATGTCACCAGTATGTTCACCACCAAGACTACCTGATAGTGGTACTTTTTTTACTGGTAACTTCCATGATGTGAATAGTTTTACAAACCAATTCTCATGATAGTTACCTTTGATCTTGCTTTTACTTGGCATTATTTTATTCCAATCTTTTCTAGTTCTTCTTCTAGTTCTCTTACATTACTTTTTAATTCATTGATAAGTTTATGCAGGATTATTATCTTGCCTTGCAAGTGTGACTTATCCATGCTTTCTTTAATTATTTTACCTATTCCGTCATTCATTAAAACTCTCCATCATCATGCAATACTGTTAAGTAAACTTGCAATGATTCACACCAACAAAGCAAGTTGAATAATCTTGGCTCACTGGTTTTTCGTTCCCAGTTACCAAGAGTTTTAGTATCAGTGCCAATAATCATAGCCAAAGATTCTATTGTATAACCTTTAGCTTTTCTTTGTTTGATTAAAGTGTCTATGATTTTTTGATGCTGATACTTTTGTTCAGGTGTCACGACCTAAAGTTAAGATGCTTTGTCTGACTATCCATCATGTCATTGAGAATATCAGATGCCTCTTTGCCTTCCCAATCTTTGGGAGCATTGTTAGCTTCCCATATCTTGATTGTTTTGGCAGTCATCTTATTGACCCAAAACTCAGGGTGGTTGTAGCCATATGGTTTAGCTACGTCACACATATGATCGTACATTATCCTGAAGTCTTGTGGTGTACCAAGTCTAGCATAAGCTTGGCACATTTTTAGTTCTGCTGTTGTGTAATTGATGTCCATTATAACCTCCATTAATTGAACATTGAGTCTGACTTAGACATATATGATAGCATCTTACTGTTACGTTCGACAATAGTTTTGTTCGTACTACTGACATTTTGTGGGTGAGATATCCAATGTGTTACAGCATTGTATAATGCCCATTTGTTTTTACCAATTTGGTTTTCATATTTACCCCATAAACCAAGTAAGTTTACAAACTGAGTTTCGTTACGATATCTGCCATCAACAGTTGGCTTTGGTGTCCAAGTTAATTTATCAAATAAAGTTATTGCATCATCATCTCTTACTTTGGTATTGTACCACTCACGAAAGCGAGGCTCATTGTCACGAAACAAATTGATTGAGTGCTTGATATGATCAAAGTTGTAATTGAAATGACCATTATGTTTCTGTCTGTAGTTGGCAATCTTATCAGGTGTAGTGCAGCCATTCATACACCAAAGACGTAGACCATCAGCTTGTATCATCACAGACCATACTCCATTGTAAGAGTTACGAACTGTAATTTGAAATGCAATGTAGTCTTGCATGGCAGGATCATCAAAGCAAATCTCTTTGCATATGATTCGTGCCTCCATCATAGCACCATTATCAATCATGTTTACTTGTGTGATGTATGGTGTATTCATACTATCAACAATACTTATGACTGGATCAAGTACCTTTGCATGAGTGACAGGTCTGTATGATTTGGAATGATTACCAAGATACTCTTCAGTATCTGCTCTAATAATCATAACACGATCATCACAGTTGATTAGTTTGTCATCACACATACCTTTCATTGGTATAGTTTCTATAGGAAAGTTATACTCTGCAGGTTTGTCGATTAGTTTAGCTAGTTGTGTCATGTGGTTCATAGTTACCTCCTTTATAAACCAGTTGTGTTAAATGCTACCAAACAAAACATGAATGCAGCAAACGAAATGATACAGAAGATTACCCATATCAAATATATAATAAAGAAATTGTCCATTACTTCTTTACTTTCTTTCTTGTATTGGCAAGTCCATGTTGGAATGTTGCCAAGCTTATTGTGTATGCAACAATGAAGTTGAATACATATGGATCAGCACCTGACCATTCATATGCATATATGATTGATAGTACAGTGCCAACAGTACCTAAGATTATACATGAAATGTAAATCATATTTGATTCTCCTTTTCTATTATTGATTCAAAACGATCGGTGAGTTTGTCGCTGACTTGCTATTACACGATCAGGTTGACAACTCCCCCACCAACTACAGCTTGAGCATTTGTAGTTAGCAAGCCACCCAGAGTATGAGATGGAATCTCATAGATTAGTAGAGCCTCGTATGGCGATACTAATCTTCAAGGTTTGAAAATAAAAATAAAAGGTAGAGCATTACACTCTACCCTTTATATAGTGCTTTATGATTTTGCTAGTGCCTTGTCTTTGGCAGTAACTTTCTTCTTAGATACAGTTGGCATTGGTTGTTTCGCCAACTTGTATTGTTTCTTGTTTATGTACCACTCTATGCCGTAGTTTGGTTGTACCTTACCATTCTCCGTTGCCCAATCATAACCCATGATCTTAGTGAAGAGGGTAGTGAATTGATCATACAGTGCCTTACATAATTCGTATTTGTCTTGAGCCATCATGTATGCAATCTCAACATATGTACCACGAACCTCATCTGCTGATAGTCTTTCAACGTCTTGATTGTAGGTGTATTGTGTACGATCAAGATAATCTTTAGCAGATTTGAGAGAGTATGCAGTAGATAGTGACATACCTCCGTAGATTAGAAACAGATCCAAGTTGTATTTTGGATTCTCCATACGTTCGGACTGTTGGATACCAGTCTTTGAGTATGATGTTTCTCGTTGTGTACCATCAGCATTCATTGGTCGGTCGATAAGAAAGTTGTCGACGTCGTTGAATAGTGAATCAGGTGTTTCACTTAGTAGTACGTTAGATAGTTCAGTTATGTTTTTAAATGTATTTTTCATGATTTGATTCCTTTCATATATCATGGTTAATGTATGTACTAAACAAAAACTGCAAAGTACGATATCACTCGTCACACTTAGTCAAGTGCGATAGTCGGCTTGCCGATAATGCGAACCAACATATCTCACAGACATGACTATTGAAACGGGGTGAAGCATTACACTTTACAAGTGTGGTAGAATAACAGAGGCGTTTTGCAGTTTTTGTGCCTCGCAGAGTAAAGGGAGTGTGCGAAGAGAGGGATATTGTCGCATGAAGAGTCAAGAGATCTGGGCGATCTTCAGATCTTTTGATCCTCGAAATACGAATGTGTTTAGAGGATTCACAGTCATTGGTATCATTAACCATTGTTTATTATATGTAATCATGAATTGTTATGGTGTGATCTCACCAGTCTGTCTGTGAATCCCTGCGACCCAAATGCCTTGAACACCGAGCAAATGCAAGAGGGGAAGAGGTTGGGCTACTAGCGATAGTTAGCCTTGTTCTTACAAGGCTTACTCTTAGCTTGTAGGGGAACTCTTGCATTTGTGAATGGGCATGGCATTAGGCACAGTGTATGTGGAGGTGAATTGTCCAATAAATACAAGGTGTTACAAATGCCCTTGACAAGCATTTGATTAGTGTTCATAAAAGGGGGGTAAGGGGGGATCTCTTGTTAGCAAAGATTCGATTGACCAAGAAACAAAAACTACTTATTGATACGATCGTAGCAACTGGTTGTAGTGTAACTGAAGCTAGTGTCACTGCAGGATATGCTAAAGGTGAATCAGGAAGAGTGACAGCCAGTAAGACTTTGCGACTGCCTCATATCCAAGAGTACATGCAACAAAGGGTTAGAGAAAGTATAGGATTGAATGCTACGAAAGCCTCGAATAAGATGCTTCAGTTAAGCAGTAATGCTAAGAGTGAGTATGTACAACTAGAAGCTAGTAAGGATATACTAGATAGAGCAGGATACAAACCAATAGAGAAGTCTATGAACTTAGTCACTGGTAATATTAATGTTAGTATAGACTTGACATAAACAGATGTGTAGAGCTACAGATATAAATGCAAAGTATGATATACTAGGGGTGGGGGTAAAAATGTGGGCGAGTACTACTACAACACCTCTCGTACAAACATTATTCTTTAAAAAGGTACGTTATGGCTAAGACACCTGCATGGACAAGAAAAGCTGGGAAGAATCCTAAAGGTGGATTAAATGCTAAGGGTCGTGCCTCATATAAGGGTGGCACATTAAAAGCACCAGTTAAGAGTGGAGACAATCCAAGACGAGCTTCCTTCTTGGCTCGTATGGCAGGAATGAGAGGACCAGAGAAAGATGCTAAAGGAAAACCTACTAGGTTATTATTATCGCTTCGTGCATGGGGTGCTTCAAGTAAGGCTGATGCTCGTGCAAAAGCTAGAGCAATATCGAAACGAAACAAGTCAAAGAAAAAGACTTGACGAAATACATTTAAAAGTTGAATTATTAAAATACAAACTTAAAGAAAGGAAAAATAAAATGTATGGAAAGAAAATGGCAGCACCTAAGAAGAAGATGACTCCAAAGCAAAAGACATTACCTAAGTCTTTACAGAAAAAAATTATGGCATCAAAAGGTAAAAAAAAGTAGATGGCAGTTAATGCAGCAGGAAACTATACAAAGCCTTCAATGAGAAAGGCTTTGTTTAATAGGATCAAAGCGAGTACCAAAGGTGGCAAGTCTGGTCAATGGTCTGCTCGTAAGGCACAGATGTTAGCCAAACAATATAAAGCTAAAGGTGGAGGTTATAGATGAAGAAGGCACTAACCCCAAGACAAAAAGAAACATTAAAGAAACATAGTAAACATCATACCTCAAAGCATATGACTAGTATGAAAAAAGATATGATGGCAGGAATGTCGTTTACAGCTAGTCATAAGAAGGCTTTAAAAAAAGTTGGTAAGTAATGACACTCGCTAAATCACAAAGGTCGCTTCGTGCTTGGACAAGACAAAAGTGGAGAACGAAATCAGGTAAACCTAGTACACAAGGGTCAAAGGCAACTGGCGAACGTTATCTACCTGAAAAAG